TTTGTTTTGACCATATGGCCTGGATACCAGGCGATACGGACATTAGCAAAACTTTTTTCTTCATCATTTTTTGGCATAAATATCACTCCATTTTTTTAAATTTTAAGCAGCATTTTCACTGCTTGTTAATAGAAATTCATTACTAATTATATCACAATTGTGCTTTTTAATAAAGTCAATTGCTTCAAAATATTCATCTTGATATTTAAAACATATCTTTATATTACCATTTTCATATACAAAAATATCATCTATTAATTCATCTACTACTTTTTTTGTTAATGTATTTATATTCTTATTTTTTTTAAACTCTTGTATCCAATTCTTATTTTTATCGCTATTGTAACATGTTTTTTCTATTTTGGTAATAGTCTTGTCTTTTTCATTGTTTAATTTAGTTAAAAAGAAATTATATTCTTTCTCATATTCTTTATATTCTTCTTTTGATATGTAATCATTCTCATAATCTATTTTAACAGAATTTTTTAATATATTGTATTTAGAAATTCTTTCTTCTATATCATATATTCTATTTTTTAATATTTCATAATCATAGTTAACATCATTTTCTCTTATAATAGAATCGATTTTATTATCTAAATCTATAACTAACTCTATTTGATTATTTATAATTTTTAAAACCATTTCTTCTAAATTATTCTTTCTAGTAGTATGTTTTGAACATGTTTTTTTCTTTACATATGAGGTACAATAAAAATATTCTATTCCTTTTGCTCTTCTTATAGTTAAAATATTACCACACTCGTTACATTTTAAATGTCCAGAAAATACATCATATTTTTTTTCTTTGTTAACTCTATTATCCCTATTATATACTGTGTTTTGAATTTGATTAAACTTTTCTTTGCTTATAAGAGATGTATGATGATTTGGTACTATTATCCAATCATCAGAATCAATATATACTAATTTATGTACTTTATGGCTGATTCTTTTTCTTTTATTTTGAATCAAATCTCCTGTATATGATTGATTTTGCAAAATTCTATCAATCATTTTAGTATTCCATAAATTTGTTTTATTAGATTTCTTTGAATTTACAATATCTTTATCCATCTTATATTGACTAGGCGTCAATATACCATATTTATTTAGTTCAGATACAATTTCACATTTACTTTTGCCATCTAAGGCCATTGAAAATATTTTTTTAACCACCTTTGATGCATTCTTATCTACAATAAATTTGTGTTTATTATTTGGATCTTTTAAATATCCGTATGGTGCGGCAATACCAATAAATTCACCATTTGTTTTTTTGTTATCTAAAATACTTCTAACTTTATTTGATACATCCCTAGCATATTCGTCATTCATTAGATTTTTAAATGGCACTATAATATTATTAACTGATTTAGGGTCTTTATAACTATCTATATTATCGTTGATTGCTATAAATCTTATATTATATGATGGTAAAATTTCTTCTAAATATTTACCAACTTCAATATAGTTTCTTCCAAATCTAGATAAATCTTTTACGATTATAGTGTTTATTTTACCATTCATTATATCACTTAACATTCTCTGAAAATCTGGCCTTTCAAAATCTGTACCACTATATCCATCATCTATATAATAATCATTTATTTTAATATCTTTTTCTTTTTTTAAAAAATATGTTAATAAATCTCTTTGATTTTTTATACTATCAGACTCTGCATTATCACCATCTTCTCGTGATAACCTAAAATATCCTGCTGCTATCCACTTACTCATTTATCTGTTCTCCATTATTACGTAGTAAGTTTATAGCAGATTGATATTCATCTTGATACTTAAATTTGATAGTGATGTTTTCATCATTATGTACATATATGGTTTCTATCAATTCATCTAGTATATCTTTCGTTAATATCCTTATTTTTTTGTTTCTCCTGAAATGTTCTATCCAATAATCATCTTTTTTTTGATTGTTAAGATTTTCAAAGTACATTTTTTCCATTACTTCTTTTTGGTTTGATATGGATTCTAAATTTGTTTCGTATTCTTTTGATATAATTAGAAATTCATCTTTTGTTATCTTTTGAAATTTCCATTCTTCATAAGCTTGTTTTTTTAAACTTTTTATTTCATCTATTTTGTTATTGATGTTTTTTATATTTTTTTCATATTCTTTACCAAATGTATCATTTGCTTTTTCTGTTTGTAATTTATTAAGTGCTTTTTCTAAATTTAAAACCATTTTTACTTGAAGTATAATAACTTCTAACACAGTATTGTCTAAAATTGATGTCTTAATTTTATGAGGAGTGCATGTATTTGTTATATTTTGATAACTACCACAATAATAGTTCGATACATTGCGTCCTCTTCTAAAATCTTCTACTCTATACATTGCTTTGCCACAGTCGGCACATTTTAGTTTTCCTTTATAAATAGAATAATTTGTTGCTTTTTTCTTTTTTGTATCTCTTTCTTTTGTTAATTCTTGTACTTTATCAAATACCTCTTTTTCTATAATTGCTTCATGCTTATTTTTAACGACAATCCATTCTTCTTTGGGCTTACATATTACTTTGTGCACTTTATAACTCATTGTACTAGACTTATTTTGTACTACATTACCTATATAAGATTCATTTGCCAATAATCTACCTATTGTAGATGTACTCCATCTATAAACAATTTCTTCTTCTTCTGGTATCAAACTTAAATTTCTTTTTTTTCTTCTTTGAAGTTCTTTTCTACATAAAATATTATTATTGTTTAAATATTTACATATTTTTATTTTCCCTTCGCCTTCTAGGGCTTTTTGAAATATAAGTTTAACAACATCTACTTCATCGTCATCTATTATTAAATGGTGAATGTCATTAGGATCTTTTTTATATCCATATGGTGTAGTTCCACCTACAAATTCTCCATTTTTTGCTTTTGTATTATAACTACTCCTTACTTTGATAGAAATATCTCTAGCATATTCATCGTTCAATAGATTTTTAAATGAAACAAGCACATTGTTTAGAGATTTAGGATCTTTATAACTATCTACATTATCATTTACAGAAATAATCCTAACATTATATGATGGGAAAATTTCTTCTAAATATTTACCTACTTCAATATAGTTTCTTCCTAATCTTGATAAATCTTTGATTATTATTGTATTTATCTTACCATTCATAATATCGTTAACCATTCTTTTGAAACTAGGTCTTTTAAAGCTTGTCCCACTATATCCATCATCTATATAATAATCAATACTTTTTAAATTACTTTCTTTTTTTAGATAATAAGTAACTAAATCTCTTTGATTTTTTATACTATCAGACTCATCATTATCTCCATCTTCTCGTGATAATCTAAAATATCCTGCAACTCTCCATTCAATTTTGTTATGACAATAAGAATCTTTTTTACTTCTTCGTCCTGCCATTAGGTTTATTCCTCAAATTCTTTTTCGATTTCTCTGCGTTGTTTTTCAAAGTATTTATAGGTTTCGTGAATTGCTTTTATCATATGTAAACTGTTTTTTTGTCTAGTATCTATTGTATTGTCTAGTGCTATGAAATCAGTATTGTATTTTTCTTTTATCTCAACAATTTTGTATAGTGCATCCATATTTCTGCTAAATCTTGATAAATCCTTAACAATAACTACATCTATTTTCTTTTTCTTTATATCGTTTAACATTTCAGTAAGAGCCGGTCTTCTATTTAAACTGTACCCTGAACGACTAACATCAACATAAAACTTTTTGGATTCTATATTTAATGTATCGGCATATTCTTCTAATAACTTTTTTTGAGTTAAAATTAATTTATCCTCATTTTGACATTTCCTCCCTATTCTAATATACACTGCAACTTTTAATTTTTTTTCATTCATAATCATTTCTCCTTTCAAGTTACGAACTCATTTTAGAAGAAATTGTTTAATTTTACGAATGTGTAATTTCTAAATTTATACATTTGACAAAATTATTTATATAAGCTTTCTATTACATTTAATAAGCTATCTTCTGCATGTCTATTTTTGTCAGAAAATTCAATTTTTACTAATCTGTTACCTATTTTAAAAATATACGGATTTTTTACAGTAGTAATAAAATCAATTATTCTATCATGACTCGATTTCTTTCTACTTATCTTTATATTTTCTATATCATCTATCTCATTTATATCAATATCATCAAGAGATGTGTTTTTACTCTTTTCTAATTTATCTATTAAATTATTAATATCTACATTTTTCATTTTTTCCCTAAACATAGTTATTACATTTCAAATAACCATCTAATAGCATCATATATTTCATCCCATTGTTCATCGTTTAACATTCCTATTTTGCCTTTTAATCTATTTTTATCTATTGCTCTAATTTGTTCTAACATAATTAGTGATCCTGGTCTAATATGTTCAAATTGTTTTAATACTAAATTTGATGCTTGTTTTTCTAATATTTTTTCTGAAATAGGTACTACAACAGTAGTTTTACACGAAACATTGTTAATATTATTTTGTAATACTAGTACTGGAACTTGACTACCACTTATTTCTCCCCCTTTTCCTTCTCTTAAATCTGCATAATAAATTTCACCTTTATATATTCTTTTCATAATTACCTTTATCCTTTCCTATTTTCTTTATTTTAACTATTGTTTGAGATTCATTATAATTATCTTGTAACTTTAATAGATTATTTTTTAATATAGTATCAACCTTATCTTCTATTTCTGATTTATCCAAACCACTTAAATTAAAATCATATTTTTTTACTATTTTAATATTATATCTATTCATATTAATTATTTCCTTTCATTGTATAGCAGAAAATCAGTTATATAGTAATTGCTAAAATATTGATAATATATTTCACTAATATAACTGATTTTGCTATTTATATATTTTTAATTTATGTGTTAATATTTTACCTATCCCTTAACACTAGGTAATTATTATGCGACTAATTGCTAATTAGTTCCATAGGAATTTCACCTTCTTGTGGTCCTCACAAGATCGTACCCATTGCTTGTATCTGTGGCTATACGAAAGTATC